GTGTTTCTATAACAGAACAGGACATTGCCAATATTGCTGCGGCAACTGCTCCCGCTGCAGCGGATGCTGTTTGGGATGAATTGCTCGATGATCACCAGATTACGGGATCTACTGGTAGGAAGTTGAAAGATAACATTAAGAAAAATCAGTACATTGCTTTGAGTTAAATGATTGATATTTATAAATAAAGGAGACACAATATGAGTGAAGTTGATTTGAAAGTTGCTATTGATGCGGCTAAAAGTGGAGATGTCTTATCTTTTAAAGATGTTATTACATCTGCTATTGAAGATAAAGTGTCGGTCGAACTAGAACTTCAAAAAATGGAGTTGGCTGGAAATTTGTTTGGTTCTAATGAAGCAGAAGCTGAAGTGGATTTAGATCTTGACGCAGAAAGCGAAAATGAGTTCGAACAAGAACCCGAGGAAACTCAGGTGGATAATTTGGATATCCCAGAGGAAGAATAAATGAAAACTTTTTTAGAATTCATTAATACAGAAGAAGCCACTATCGAAGAAGAAATTTCTTCTGTGGTAGCAGAGGAGTTGAGTCAACAAGCACTCATTTCTCTCTATGGAAGTCTTAATGAAGAAAACAAAAATAAGTTTGTAGAACGATTGCGTACAGACACAGAAAAAATGATTGAGTTTGCTCTATCTAAATACGAGGAGTAATCGAGATGCAGTCTAGAGTAAAGCTTTTAGGTGTAGAAGGTAATTTGACATCTGCCACCAATGTGAGTGCGGCAAAATTGGTTCGTGTGCATAATGTAGACGCAGGATCTTTATTGTTGACTCAAAAAAATGCGGAGGCAGCAACCATAGCGTCTGCGACTTTGACTTCAGGTGAAGTTGTTTATGTAGAAAAAAGTTCTACAGATACCCTAGAAGGTGGAGCAAATTTACTTGCTGTTGCGGTTGCATTTAGATAAAATGAAATCATTTAAATCTTTTTTAGAACAGAAGTCGCCAAATTTTGTAGCGAAACATGCATACAAAAGTAACAAATCGGTTGCTCACAAAGATAAGAAAAAAGAGCAAAAGAAAGGTTACGTAAAACATAAAGGGGAATCTCAATGAGGCTCATAACAGAATTGAACGAATCGGTCAGTTTCGTCACAGAAGAAAGAGAAGATGGAAAGAAAGAGATGTTTATTGAAGGCATCTTTATGCAAGCAGACCTTCCAAACAGGAACGGCCGTTTGTACCCATTCGAAGTACTGAATAAAGAAGCACAGAGATACAACGAAGATTACGTACAAAAAGGTCGAGCTTTCGGAGAACTTGGTCATCCTGAAGGACCTACTATAAATTTAGAAAGAGTTAGCCATCTTATTAAAAATCTCCACGCCGAAGGCTCAAATTTTTACGGTAAGGCGAAATTACTAGATACTCCTTACGGAAATATTGTAAAGAATTTGATTGGAGAAGGTGCGCAGTTCGGTGTTTCTACCCGTGGCATGGGAACACTCGAAGACACAAAGGAAGGTTATAAAATTGTCAAAGATGATTTTCATCTAGCGACAGCCGCAGATATCGTAGCAGATCCTTCTGCTCCCGATGCTTTTGTTAGAGGCATTATGGAAAATAAGGAATGGGTTTGTATAGATGGTCATTGGATGGAAAAACAAATAGAAGAGTCAAAAACAATTATTAAGAAAGCATCCACAAAACAACTACAAGAAGCAAAGTTAAAAATCTTTGAAAACTTTCTTCGTAGACTTTAAATAAATTATAAATAACTTAATAATTGACTCAAAATTATAAGGAGAATCGTATGACAACAGAAATCCAAAATGAAGTAGAGGAAAACACTGTTGATGCTGCGGTAGAGGATGTTGTAGAAGCAACTGATGAAGTTGTTGAAGAGCAAATTTCTATCGATGTTGATTCATTGTTTTCTGGCGAAGATTTGTCAGAAGAATATAAATCAAAAGCCAGATCTATTTTCGAGGCCGTCGTAACTGAGCGGGTAAAGGAAGTAGAACAAGGTTTGCAGGAACAATTTGAAACTAAATTGGAAGAAGAAGTCGAATCTTTTTCTGAAGGTTTGGTATCTAAAGTCGATGAATACTTAGAGTATGTTGTTTCCGAATGGACGGAAGAGAACAAACTCGCGGTAGAGCGTGGTATTCGCGCTGAAATGGTAGAAGACTTCATGGTAGGTCTGAAGAACCTTTTCGTTGAACACTATGTAGAAATCCCCGAAGACAAAGTTGACGTAGTAGAAAACTTTGCAACTCAAGTTGAATCTCTGAAGGGTGAGCTTGACAAAGCTGTTAACGTTAACAACGAACTCTCCGAGCAGTTGAAATCGTTAAAGAAAGAAAAGGTGATTGAGCAAGTCTCCGAAGGTTTGACCGAAATGCAGGTTGAGAAATTCAAATCATTATCAGAAAATATCGAATTCGAATCCGATGAAGATTATTCAGATAAAATCGAAATGATCAAGCAAAAGTATTTTGACGAATCTAAAGAAACTTCCGCAGAAAAAGAAAGTTTGGTTGAAGACGCAACTGAAGAGTTAGTGCAAACAAACTTATCCGCTTCTATGGAAAAATATGTTCATAGTCTTTCGCGCATTGTTAAAAGTTAATTTTTTATAAATAATAACAGAGTTTAGAATTCACTCAAAGGAGATAACTATGTCAACTGATATTTTACAGAAAAAGTGGGCCCCCATTCTTGAGCATGCAGATTTGCCCAAGATTACGGACCATCACAAACGAGCTACTATCGCTCAAATGCTCGAAAACCAAGAGCAAGCCCTTCGCGAAAGCCAATCTGGTGGCTATAGCGAGCAAACTTCATTGCTGAATGAAGCACCAACTAACGCAATGGGCGCTTCTGCAGATAATGCAGGCGGTGATTCTGGTAACATCAACTTTGTTGATCCAGTGATGATTTCATTGATTCGTCGCGCTATGCCTAATTTGATTGCTTATGACATCGCTGGTGTTCAGCCTATGTCAGGTCCTACTGGTTTGATTTTCGCAATGAGCGCAAACTATACAAACCAAACTGGCGATGAAGCTTTTTATGACGAAGCTGATACAAACTTCTCTGGTCAGAACGCAGCTCAAGACGTGCCTGGCGGAGTTGTCGGAACAAGCACAGCGGCAGATCCATTTGCTGCTGGTGGTTACACTGCTGCTGGTGGTATGACTACAGCACAATCTGAAGGTTTAGGCGATGCCGCTGGCAATCAGTTTGCTGAAATGGCATTCTCTATCGAGAAAGTAAGTGTTGTTGCTAAGAGCCGCGCTCTTAAAGCAGAATACACGATGGAATTGGCACAAGACTTGAAGGCAGTTCATGGTTTGGACGCTGAACAAGAACTCGCTAACATTCTGTCTACAGAAATTCTTGCTGAAATCAACCGAGAAGTTGTTCGAACAGTCAACTTTGGCGCCAAGCTTGGTGCTGCTGATACTGCTACTGCTGGTACATTCGACCTTGACGTTGACGCTAATGGCCGTTGGTCAGTAGAGAAGTTCAAGGGTTTGATGTTCCAATTAGAGCGTGAAGCAAACCAAATCGCTAAAGATACTCGTCGTGGTAAAGGTAACATCCTCATCTGTTCTTCTGACGTTGCTTCTGCACTTCAGATGGCTGGTGTTCTGGACTATACTCCTGCGCTGTCTAACAGCTTGCAAGTAGACGATACTGGTAATACTTTTGCTGGTGTGTTAAATGGTCGCATAAAAGTTTACATCGACCCATACTTCCAAGGTACTTCTGGTAGTCATTATGCTACTATGGGATACAAAGGTTCTTCAGCATATGATTCTGGTGTATTCTACTGTCCTTACGTCCCTCTTCAGATGGTACGTGCGGTTGGTCAAGATAGCTTCCAACCAAAGATTGGATTTAAGACTCGCTACGGCATGGTCGCTAATCCTTTCGCACGATCTGTACAGGGTACTGCGGACGTATCTGATGGAACAATCACTTCCGGTACTAATGCTTACTACCGCAAGTTCAAGATTGTCAATCTTATGTAAGATTAAGTCATCATTAGAAATGACATTCAAGGGGGCTTCGGCCCCCTTTTTTTGTGTTATAAATACTACACAACACTAGAGATGAATTAAATGGCAACTCCTCCCAACACAAGTTTTCTTTCTAATAATAAGTATCAGTTCGTTATAGAAAGATTACCCAATTTCACTTTTTTTGTGCAAGGCATAAATATGCCATCTATTACTATGAGCCCGGTGCAACAGAACACACCTTACACCGCGATGTATCAACCTTCAAATCAATTGGTATATGAGCAACTTCAGGTTACATACGTCGTCGATGAAGATATGACATCTTGGTTTGAAATTTACAATTGGATGACAAATTTGGGAAATCCAGTATCGTTAGATAAATTGGGAACATTGACTACAGTAGCCGGCAAAGAAAATAGCGTAACATCTGATGCCAGTTTATTGATAAAAACCAACTCAAATAATGATAACATAGACGTAAAATTTTACGACATTTTTCCAATTGAATTAACAGGTTTCAGTTTGAGTTCTGCTGAAGGGCAAGACTTTCAGACAACAGTTGCAACTTTTGCTTACACATATCTTGAGGCAAATAAATTGACAAATCCTTGATACTATGTTATAATGATAATTTTGATTATACTATGGAGTATTCATGACTTTAGACCAAATTATTGAAGAATGGAAAAAAGATTGTCAGTTAGATTCTACGGCATTAGGCGCAGAATCTTTAAAAATTCCCGTTCTCCACAGCAAATATATGAAGATATACTATGAAGAAAGGCGCAGACTGAAATCAATAGAATTCCAAATAAAAGATTTACAACTAGCCAAGCACGAATATTATACAGGTAAAATGTCCGAAGAAGAATTGAGTGAGCGAGGCTGGGAGCCTTTCGAAAAAATACTTCTCAAGTCTGAGGCAGACATGTATCTGCAATCAGACAAAGACATTATAGAAAGTAATATTAAAACTGTCAATCAAAAAGAGAAAATGTCTTTACTCGAAGAGATAGTCAAAAACTTAAACCAAAGAAATTTTCAAATAAAAAATGCGATAGATTATATGAAACTAACAGGTGGCGAATTGTAGTGTCAACAATAAAGGTATCAAAATTAAACGAAGTCTACGCTTATGTTCATTGCGAAAAGGGTGAAGGTATGGAAATAAGCGAGCATTTTACATTTATGGTTCCCGGCCATAAGTTTATGCCCGCATATAGAAATAAAATCTGGGACGGTAAAATACGCCTATACCACTCACACAATCAAACCTTGTATTATGGTTTGATACCTTACCTAAAGACTTTTTGTGATGATCGTGGATATAATTTTGTGCTGGACGATACGATAAGCGCAGATGAAGAATTTTCATTAGAAGAAGCTAAAGAGTTTATAAAAACTTTAGGGATGAAACTTGAGCCTAGAGATTATCAAATCGAAGCGTTTGTGCATGCGATAAGAAAACGACGTGCTATGATGTTATCGCCTACAGCGTCAGGCAAATCGCTGATTATTTATTTGATAACAAGATTCCTTAATGGCAAAACTTTAATTATTGTTCCGACAACATCTTTGGTATCTCAGTTAGAAAAAGACTTTTATGAGTACGGATACGACTCTGAAAAATATGTTCATCCTATTATGGCAGGAGCAGATAAAAATACAGATAAGCCGGTTGTCATTTCTACTTGGCAGTCTATTTACAAACTCAAAAATGATTGGTTTGATCAATTTGATGTCGTTATCGGTGACGAAGCACATCAATTTAAAGCCAAGTCTCTGACAACTATTATGACTAGTATGGATAAGTGCGCTTATCGGTATGGATTCACAGGAACACTAGATGGCACACAGACCCACAAATTAGTTTTGGAAGGATTGTTTGGTAAAGTCGAAAAAGTAACTACAACTAAAAAGCTTATGGACGAGGGAAACTTATCCGACTTTAGAATAAAATCTTTGATACTAAAGCATACAAAAGAAAATTGTAAGATTGTCAGCAAATACAAATATCAAGAAGAATTAGATTACATTGTTTCCAGTCAAGCAAGAAATAATTTTATAAGAAATCTTACTTTGTCCTTAAATGGTAATACCTTATTATTATTTCAATATGTAGACAAACACGGAAAAATACTGTATAATAGCATATGTGAGAAAGTAAACGAAAATAGAAAAGTATTTTATGTATCGGGCGAGACTAAAGCTGACATTAGAGAAGACATTAGAGGGATCGTTGAAACTGAGACCAACTCCATTATTGTAGCTTCGTTTGGCACATTTTCTACTGGTATAAATATAAAGAACTTACACAATGTGATATTTGCATCTCCGAGTAAAAGTAAAGTAAGAACCCTACAGTCGATAGGAAGAGGCTTAAGGTTAGGAGACAATAAAGAATACGCTACACTATATGATATAGCTGATGATCTTACTCACGGGAAAAGACAAAACTATACATTGCAACATTTTGTAGAAAGAATGAAAATGTATAATGAAGAAAAGTTTGATTACAAAATATATCAAATTCAGTTAAAAGGATAAATTATGATTTATAAAATTATTAAGACCGTTAGTGGTGAAACACTTATTGCGGAAATTATGAGTGAAACAATTTCCTATGTGGAGGTCAAAAATCCTTTTAAAATTTCGGCAATGGTTAATCATGAACAACAGATGAGAATTGAAGTTATTCGTTGGGATTGGAGTTCTAGATTCGATCAACCATTTAGAATATATAAAACGGCCATTGTTGCTGTTTCTGATCCAACATTCAATTTGTTAAATTCATACACTGATGTTGTTAATAGTGAATCTTATACTAAAGACAATAATAAATTCGATATGGAAGAAGATTTAAACTTAAATGACAAGGAAATACATTAAAACAATCCTTATGATCAGGCTACACAGTAATATTACTACAATGTCAAGGAAATGTCAAGGAAAATATTATGAAAAAAGATAAACCATTGAAGCATTATGTTAACAATAAAGAATTTTTAGAGAATATGATTGTTTACCGAGATTCGGTCATCGCAGCTAAAGAAAATGGGCTTGCTAGACCTAGAGTTCCGGAGTACATAGGTTCATGTTTGTTTAAGATTGCGACGCATTTATCCCGCAAGCCCAACTTTGTTAATTATACTTTTCGTGACGATATGATTTCTGATGGCGTAGAAAATTGTCTTTTGTATATAGACAACTTCAATCCCGAGAAATCTACAAACCCGTTTTCTTACTTCACGCAAATTATCTACTATGCATTCCTTCGAAGAATTCAAAAAGAGAAGAAGCATTTGTATGTCAAGTATAAAAGTATGGAAAACGAGGTCATTAATACACTAATACAGAATTTGGGCGAGGATCATGTGACTTCGCAACTTAACGGTATGATGCACGATGCATATAGTGAAGAGTTCATTGCCAACTTCATCCAAAGCTTTGAAGCAACTAAGAAAAAGAAAACCAAAAAAACAACTTGACATTGTAGTTGATTTCGTATATAATAGCGAATTAAATTTGAAATGGAGCTGTTGAATGAAAGTATGTCTTTTGGGCGATACTCATTTTGGAGTGCGCAACGACTCTTTGTCATTCCATCGATATTACGATAATTTTTACACTAACCAATTTTTTCCTTATATGGAAGAACATGGTATCAAAACAATTATTCAATTGGGTGATTTGTTCGACCGAAGAAAGTATATCAACTTTGTATCTCTTTCTGAGAGTCGAAGATACTTCTTTGACAAATTAAAAGAATACGATATAGATTTTCACGCACTCATTGGAAATCATGATATATTTTGGAAGAATAGTGTTGAGGTAAATTCTCCTGATTTGTTGTTGAAAGATTATGACAACATTACTCTGTGGCAGAAGCCAGGATCTCTGACTATTGACAATGTTGTTTTTGATATGATACCTTGGATATGTAAAGACAACCAAGAATCAATTTTTAATTTTATTGACAAAAGTACTTCGCCTTTTTGTATAGGACATTTTGAGTTGGCTGGATTCCAGATGATGAAAGGCATACCATCTCACGACGGTATGAATTCAGATTTTCTTAATCGTTATGATTATGTTTTCAGTGGGCATTTCCATACACAATCTCAAGTAGGTAAAATTCATTACTTGGGAACTCCGTATGAGCTTTTTTGGAACGACTACAATGATCCTAAAGGCTTTTGGATATTTGATACAGACACGCAAGATATAGAGTTTGTAAAAACAAAATTTAATATGTTCCTAAAGATTTTCTATGATGATTCAAAGGAAATGGATGACATCAACTTCGAAGATTGTGCAGATGCTTATGTGAAAATTGTGGTGCTGAATAAACAAAGTCCATATTTATTTGACAAATTGCTTGATAGATTGTATAATGTGAATCCTGCAAATATTTCTGTGATAGAAGATTTTGCAGAAGATACTATAGAAAACATAGATTCTGATCTTATAGACCAGGCAGAAGATACTTTGACAATTCTGTCTAATTATATTGACCAGCAAAAAATTAATAATGCTCAAAAGGTAAAGTCTTTGATGCAAGAACTGTATGTTGAGGCACTATCTCAGGAGACAATTTAGTGATAATATTTAGAACTTTAAAATATAAAAACTTTTTATCTTCGGGAAACTATTTTACGAAATTGGAACTTGACCGAGAAATTTCTACTTTGATTCTTGGAGCAAATGGTTCGGGCAAATCCACTATGCTCGATGCGTTGTGCTTTAGTTTGTTTGGAAAGCCTTTTCGTAATATCAATAAACCTCAGTTGGTGAATAGCATTAATCAGAAAAATGCTGTTGTCGAAGTTGAGTTCGATGCTGGAAACAAATCTTATAGAATTGTGCGTGGTATGAAACCGAACATTTTTGAGATTTATTGTAATGGTAAACTCCTAAATCAAGATGCCGCAGTAAAAGATTACCAAGAAACTTTAGAAAAAGTTATATTAAAATTAAACTATAAGTCTTTCACCCAAATCGTTATACTTGGTAGTGCATCCTTCACACCATTCATGCAACTTTCTGCTGCGGACCGAAGATCTATTATTGAGGATCTGTTGGATATTAGAATATTCACAACTATGAATTCCCTGTTGAAAGAAAGACACTTGAAACTTAAAACTGAATTGTCTAACACCAAATATAAATGCGACTCTATAGAAGAAAAAATTGAAGTTCACACACAATATATTGAAGATATAAAAAAAGATAACCAAGAAAAAATTAAGATACTTCAGGAGCAAATTTTAGACGAACAGACTCAGATAGATGATAGATTAGAGAACTTGAAATGTCTAAATGACAAACGAGAATCTTTGTCGGAAAAAATTAAGAATTCTTCGTCTGTCGGTGACAAAATTAAAAAACTCGAAGATGTTCGTAAAGATTTGAATCGCACGGTCAAGAAAATCGACAGTGACATTTCTTTTTATAAGGAAAATGATGAGTGTCCTACTTGTAAGCAAGATATCAATGATAATTTTAAAAATGAAATACTAACCGAACGTGCCAACAAAAAAGTTCAGGTCGACAGTGGATTGATTGAATTAAAAGAAAAGCATGCGGAGTTAAAGTTGCGTCTTGATATTATCAATAAAGCAGTAGAAGATCTTACTGGTATAGAGAAGCGCATATCATCTATTGAGAATGAAAACCAGGCTTCTCAGAAATATATTGGATCGTTACAAGAAGAAATTTCAAGATCCGAACTATCTAAAAGTAATTTTAAAGACCAGCAAGAAAAACTTAAACAATACGAAACTGAATTGATTGATGTTCAAGAAAGTATCCGTATGATGTTAGAAGAAAAACAGAATCAAGAGATCGCATCTGTTTTACTGAAGGATACTGGAATCAAAACTAGGATTATTAAACAATATATTCCGATTATCAATAAGTTGGTTAACAAATACTTAGCATCTATGGATTTCTTTGTAAACTTTAACCTTGATGAATCTTTTAGAGAAACTATTAAGTCTAGGCACCGAGACGATTTCTCTTATTCTTCTTTTTCTGAAGGTGAAAAACAAAGAATAGATATGGCGCTAATGTTAACTTGGAGAACTATTGCAAAACTAAAGAATTCCGCAAGCACTAATATTCTTATTTTGGATGAGGTGTTTGATTCTTCACTAGACAACAACGGAACAGAAGATTTAATGAAACTTTTAAATATGTTAGAAGCAACTAATCTGTTTGTTATTAGTCATAAAGGTGACATTTTGCAGGATAAGTTTGCGGATGTTATGAAGTTTGAAAAACACAACAATTTTTCCAGGACAGTCGAACAATGAAAGATTGGCAACACGGTTATGATTTAGAATACTTAAAAGATCTCGAAAAACAATTTTCAGATTATAATCAATATACTTTGTCACCATTCGCTAAGTATAAGAAAAATAATATTGCCGAATCATTACACAAAAACACTTTGATACTTTTGGATGATGCTCGATTAGAAATCACTATATCGAAAGCAAGTTCAAAGATCAAATTATATGGCGATATTGTAATCGGAAAAAAGGAAGTTGGAGATGTCACAATATCGAAACTGTCTGGAAATCTGCAAACGTTAGCGCATGCTATAGATGACTATAGTGACAACAATTGTTGGCTTTATGTGTGGGCAGAAAATAGCAAACATGTATCATTAGCCAAATCTTGCGGATTTTGTGAGGTTGGACCTAAGATTACTTCTTATGGAGAAATTTATAAAATCTTTTATAGAGGAGAAGGTCGAGAATTTCCTATAGTAGATCCGATAGAGTTTGTGGCAATTAAAAAGGTAGATGATGTCAGATTAGATTTGATTGAATCCATTCGTAGCAAGATTGAGGATTTGCCTGAATTTACTAATCACTATAGCAATTACAATAAAGGAAAGTCTTGGTCTGCTCTGTCTCTCAGGGGCTACACAGCAGACCCTTCATTTATTACTAAGCCTAGCGAAATGAATGCTGCGTGGAAAAAAGATCACGAAACACTTGACTTTTACCTACAAGATAGTGTATTATATGACTTGTTTCCGGAGGTTAGAGAGTTGATTGCTCCTTACGGGGATGATGTACATCGTGTTAGATTAATGCTATTAAAGCCTAAGACGGGGGAGTTGAGTAGACATACTGATCAAGTTGATCCCGACTCTGGAGGTTCCATTGGTAAATTATCAAGATTACATTTTCCTATTGTGACAAACGATAAAGTTTTATTCACGTCGTGGGATACTGACGGAGTAGAACATAATGTCAAAATGGATGTCGGTGAGTGTTGGTTTCTTGACACGAGGAAGCCACACAAAGCAGTAAACTTTGGTGATGAAGATAGAATTCATTTAGTTGTTGATATTGTTACTGAGAAATTTTTATATGACAAACTTATTGGCTGAAGATTATTTACAGTTGATTGCTGGTTGGCAAGACCCAAACCCCACACCCGTTATTGAAGAATACGATGGGGTATCTGTAGTGCGTGACGATTTGCTAAGTTATGGTAGCAAGATTCGTTTCATTGATTACTTTATAGGTCACGCAGAAGAAAACAGAAATGTCAAAGAATGGGTGTTTGGGTCTTGCCCCGCAACAGGTTACGCACAGATTAGTCTGCCGGTCGTGTGCGAAAGGTACGGAAAGAAAGCCGTGCTGTTTATGGCAGAGCGTAGTATGGATAAACTCCATGACTACCAAAAGAGGGGGTTAGAACTCGGCGCAGAATATCACTGGGTCAAAATGGGTATGCTCAATGTGACGCAATCGAAAGCACGTAAGTATGTAGAAGAGGACTCATCCACTCGCCGAGTTCTTCCCCTTGGATTAGAGCACGAAACTGTATTAGCATCTATTATTAAAGTTGCTAGAGAACTTCCTATTGTACCGGATGCTATATGGTCAGTAGGTTCTTCAGGAACTCTCAATAGAGGGCTTCAGTTAGCGTTTCCCGAATCAGAAATTCATGTAGTTCAAGTTGGACACTCTATGAAAGAAAGAGAGATTGGTCGAGCAATCCATCACATTTCTCCATATAAGTTTGACCGCCCAGTCAAGAAGCACGAAATACCACCTTTTCCGTCTGCACCTACGTATGACGCAAAAGGATGGCAACCTATGCTTGATTATTATGAAACACATGACAAACCAAAAAATATTTTATATTGGAATGTTGCTTTTTAAATACTTTTGTGTTACAATACGATATTCGTTGGGAGTATCTAGATGAAAAGTAAATATAAGAAAGCATATATGAAAACGGCAAAAACATTTGCCGAACTTAGTTATGCCACACGAGCGCAAGTTGGTACGATTATTGTAAAAGATGATCGCATTATTTCTATTGGTTACAATGGTATGCCATCCGGTTGGGATAACGAATGTGAGTATTACGATCCAAAAACAATTGAAGATTGGATGAATCCTTCTGACTACGACGTGTATTGTAGGAAGATCACAAAAGATGAAGTGTTGCATGCAGAGACAAATGCTATAGCGAAAGTGGCACAGAGTTCTGAATCTTGTAAGGGTGGTGTGATGTTTACTACCCATATGCCTTGTATTAATTGTGCTAAATTAATACACCAGAGTGGTATTTCTGCAGTTTACTATGCAAATGATTACGATTCAAATGTAGGATCTGGTAAGCAGTTTTTACTTGATAGTAATGTAGAGTTGGAACAAGTATGATGAAAGTATTTTATGAAAAAAACGATTGGCTAATGGAGCATCCAACAAACAAAACTTTTGAAGAAGTTATGTGTATGACTGACGAAGAGTTTGTTAATTGGTTTGTTGAGTTGCGCAAAGCGGTTGTATATGCTTGGGATGAATTGGGATTTCCACCAAGAGTGGGCTACGATGAACAAGATATAAAAGATCAGTTTAAAAAAATGTATGGATATTCTGTTCATGAATTTGAAAAAATTGATGATAGCACCGGAGAATCTGATGTCATAAAAAACTCATCTAACTTAGGGAATGCGGCTAATCAATGGTTCCCCACTATGATGAAAACTCGAATCAATTACAACGCTAATGATGATGGGCTTTCCATATACGATCATTTTAAAAATGATGAACTGTTAGAGAAAACTCTTAAATATGCTCGCCGACATTTCAAGCGTGATTCTTTTTATTCATATTCTCTGACAGTAAAAGTTGGAGAAACGATTACTATAGGAAGTTTGAACCACACGGTAACCGATGCAAAAAGCTTCATTGAATGGTTTGAAAATAAAGCAAGGGTATATGATACGCATGATTATTGGATTGACCATAAGAAAGATACTGAGTATACAGGCTTCAAGGATGATCTAAGAAAAACTCAATTTCTTTGCTTGACAAAGGAGGAACTTTCCTGCTATAATATTCCCGAAACATGTAAAAAGAATGTTGGAGAAGATCGAGAGGGATTTATTTATCAGATTCGAATCTATAAGAAAGGTCAAAAACTTTTCCCGATTGGATTGAAAGCATTTAGAATTTCTTGGTGTCAATATGCTGTCAACTTTCCTCCGATGACCGCTAAGTATTTGTATGAGAAATATACAAAGCATATTACTGATCAAGATACTATTAACCTCTACGATCCGTCGAGTGGATGGGGTGGAAGAATACTAGGTGCTATGGCTGTAAGATCGCCTAACAAAATCCATTACATTGGAACAGATCCGAACACCGATCATACAATATACGTTGATGGTAAAAAAACTACTAAATACGAACACTTAGCTGATTTCTACAATCAGACTAAAAACGAGGGAACGCTATTCAAAAAGTCAAACACTTTCGATATCTATCAGTTGGGATCGGAAGTCATAGGTGAAGACGAGAACTTTCAAAAGTATCGTGGAAAATTGGACATGGTATTTACATCACCCCCATATTTTTCTAAAGAAGCATATTCGGAAGACGACGAACAATCGTATAAAAAGTTTGATACGTATGAAGTTTGGAAAGACGGATTTCTGAGACAGACACTAAAGACTGCAGTAGAGTATCTAAGAAATGATCGATATCTTCTGTGGAACATTGCTGACATAAAACTCGGTAAAGATATGCTGCCATTAGAAGATGACAGCAAAGAAATTTTGGAAGAGCTTGGGATGGAATATAAAGGATTCTTGAAGATGGCTCTCGCAAAGATGCCTGGAGGAAACAGAGTTTCCGACGAGCAAGCAACTTTTAAAAATAGTTGCGTGATAAATGGTTCTATTCATAAGTATGAACCTATATTTGTTTACTACAAACCTTAAGGAGTGGATTATGATTACAGTAAACGGCGTTGAATATACTGAAGAGCAGTTGAACGATACTCAAAAGTATCTTGTTGCTCAAGTTCAAGATATCAACACAAAAATTCAGAAGTTTCAATTTGATTTGGATCAACTGTCTGCATCAAAAGAATTTATGACCGCTAGGCTCATGGAAACTTTTGAAGAAGTAAATCCTGATGAAGCAATTGCAGAAAGTCCTGCGGCGGAAGAAAGTTCAGCCGAAGAGAGTGTGGCTTGACTAATATAAAATTTTGTGATATCATTAACGTTTACTACCAAGGATAGTTATGGATATGAAATTAAGTGAAAACACGTTAGCGGTACTAAAAAACTTTTCTACAATCAATCCGGGCATTTTGTTTCGCCAAGGCAATGTTCTCAAAACAATGTCGAAAGCTCAAAACATTTTAGCTGAAGCTAAGGTTGAAGATTTGTTCTCTGAAAACTTCGGTATCTACGATTTAAATAAATTTCTAGGAGTTATGTCAGCACTGGACAATCCAGATATCAATATCAATATCGAAAATCAATCTTTAGAATTGGGGTCTTCCGATAACGGGTGTAGGTACAGAATGTCTGACCCCGCATTGATAGTATCTCCGGATCAAGAAATTGAAGTAGGGTCACCTGAAGTATCTTTTACTTTGCCAGCAAAGGTGCTTGAAAAAGTCTACCGTCTTGGTGGTGTGCTGGGTCTTCCCAACATTGTCTTTCGTGGCAACCGTGATAAGATTTCCATTGCAGCACTGGACGTTCGCAACCCAGATTCGGATGTTTATTGGATTGATGTCGGAGAAACTACTGCGGAATTTGTTAGTGTATTTTCGTATGATAGTTTTAAGATCATCCCAAACACCTATGATGTGAGTATCACAATGGGTGAGTTGACACACTTCAAAAATTCTGATAAAATGTCAACTGGATTCGACATTCAATATTGGATTGCAATGGAAACGGGTTCAACATATTCAGAATGATTGGAGTGAGTAATGTTAGAAAATGTTTTGTGGGTCGAGAAATATCGACCTAAAACTGTCAGTGACATCATTCTTCCGGAAGAATTAAAGAGTACTTTTTCTGAGTTTGTTCGCTCAGAAAAAGTGCCCAATATGATTCTTTCTGGTCGGGCTGGTGTAGGTAAAACTTCTGCTGCAAAAGCAATGTTAGAAGATCTTGGTTGTTCCTATCTAGTTATCAATGGATCTCTTGACAGAAACATTGACACTTTGAGGAACGAGATTCAATCTTTTGCTTCCACTACCTCAATCAAAGGTGGTCGTAAATACGTCATTCTAGATGAAGCTGACTATTTAAATCCACAATCAACACAGCCTGCGCTTCGAAACTTTATCGAAGAGTTTTCGCAGAACTGTGGATTTATTTTGACTTGTAATTTTATCAATCGAATTATTGAGCCTATTCATAGTAGATGCTCAGTAATCAATTTTGATATCAACAAATCTGATAAAGAATTGGCATCAAAGTTCTTTATCCGAGTCAAGGAAATTCTAAAGAATGAAGGCGTTGAGGCTGAAGACAAAGTTCTAGTTAAATTTATTCTCAAATATTTTCCCGATTTCAGAAGAACGCTAAACGAACTTCAGAGATATTCTGCTACAGGAAAGATCGATACCGGTATCTTATCTGTTGTAGAAAATGTATCGCTGGACACATTAGTATCTTTGATGAAAGATAAAAACTTCACTGCAATGAGAAAGTGGGTAGCAGAAAATCTAGATAAAGATCCTGCTTCTTTGTTTAGACAAATTTTTGACGCTATGAACTCTATATTAGAACCCACATCAATTCCACAAATGATTATTCATTTAGGAAGATATCAATATCAGGCAGCTTTTGTTTCCGATCAGGAGATAAATACAGTATCCTTCTTAACAGAAGTTATGCATGATTGCGAGTTTAAATAGGAGGTACCAATGGATCCTTTGTATCAAACTTTGTTAACTTTAGCATGTATGTATGGCTCATATTTATGGGGTAATTATAGTGGCGTTGTGTCAATTCAAGAAGAAATAACTCGTGCGCTTCGGTGTCGAGAAATTAGATATACAAAAGATGGTAAAGTAATTTTTATCGATAGATTTGGAAATGTTCGCAAGTCGGAGGATGCTTTCAAATGAAAAAATATCTTGGTCCTATGATGTGGGTAATACCTTTAGGATTATGGATAGTAATTGCGGTAAGTACGCTGTGGCATCTTAATGATGATATACAAGAGCCTGTTGTTGAGCCAGAGGTTAAGGTTGAAGAACATGAGATTGAAGCGCCTAGCGTATTCGAAAGAGAAATCTTTACAGTACAAAATCAACCAGAAATTAATATTGACGATATTGAATGCCTAGCGCTCAACATATACCACGAAGCAAGATCTGATAATTTTGCGGGACAGATTGCAGTTGCAGATGTGGTATTAAATCGTATTGAGAGTGGGCGTTTTCCGAACTCAGTTTGTGATGTGGTCAAGCAGGCTAAGACCCGAGTAAATTGGAAAGGTAACACCGTACCAATTAAAAATGCTTGTCAGTTTAGTTGGTATTGCGATGGGTTAGATGATGAACCTTTTGAAGAACACGCTTGGTTAAAAGCAAAAACTTTAGCCAAAAAATCCTTGACAAATGAGGAGTTTCGTGGTATAACAGAAGGATCAACACACTATCACGCAACATATGTAACGCCCAACTGGGTAAATGATAGAGGAATGCAATCCATCGGTCAAATCGGTCAACATAAATTCTACAGATGGCAATAGGAATTATATTATGAAACCATGTGATATTACGCCGAACTATAAGTTCAACGAAAACAATCTAATCGAAGAGTTTACTGATTATATAAACTCTACCTATGATCAACATTATGCTGGAGGTAAAATTCAAGCGACCGAGGACATTATTGATGATGGTCACGGTACGGGATTTTGTATCGGCAATGCTAAGAAGTATCTGAAACGATACGGAAAGAAAGGTGAGACGCCTACCGAATGGCGAAAAGACTTAATGAAAGTTTTGCATTATACACTGATTCAATTGTATGTACACGATGAAGAGCATCAGGTCCCCAACGCTACCGGTCAAGGGTACATTTCCCCTGCGCCTGGGCATCATAGTATAGATGATGTTACTCCGGAAGAGTGGGATGCGGTAACTAAAGGCGGAAGACAAACAATTTTAGATTTTAATCAAGGAAAATAATATGTATGAATATAGGTGTAAGATTAAAAAAGTGGTGGATGGCGATACAGTGGACGTTGACATTGATCTTGGTTTTGATGTTATTCTCAGTGACCAGCGCATTCGCCTGTATGGTATTGATACTCCTGAGTCCCGTACTCGTGATACAACGGAAAAGCAATTTGGACTTGCGGCTAAGGAATTTTTAAAAATAATGTTGGGTAAAGTAGGAACACTTAAAACACACAAAGATGCGAAAGGTAAGTTTGGTCGTATTCTCGGTGAGTTCGTTGTGTATGATCCTGAAACAGACCGACAGTGTTCTGTTAATCAATTAATGATAGACAAACATCTCGCAGTGGAGTATTATGGTCAGTCAAAAGATGACATCGAAGGGCAGCACCTGAAGAACCGTGAACTCCTTGAGGCAAAATATTATGAGCACATCACTGTAAAATGAAACCGTTTGATTATCTGAACGCTATAAACTCGACTAAAGAGAATCTTATGCTCGACTCCGCTAATGATGAATTGGCGGAGAAAGCTTATGAGCCATTTCTGACTAACCGTGGATTATCTTATTTCCCCGATTCGATATTCTACGCAAACGAAATGAATCAATATCATGCTCTCCCCAAGAAAGCTCAATTCTTATATTTGCTAAATAGTATAAGACCTCGTAAGAGATTTAGTAAGTGGTATAAAGAAGAAATCTCGAATGATATATTGCTGATATCTGAAATGTTTGGTTACAGCAAATCTAAAGCAAAAGAGGCGCTTAATGTTCTGAGTGAAGAACAATTAAAAGAAATAAGAAAAAGAGCAGATAAAGGCGGATGACCGTCATGGGGAGTTATTACTATAATGGATGTGAACGTAGATACATTGTTGGAGGTCCGCCTCAAAAATCCGGATGATTTTTTAAAAGTTAGAGAAACTTTACAGAGAATTGGTGTTGCTTCTAGGAAAGACAAGAAGCTTTATCAGTCTTGTCATATTCTTCATAAAAGAGGTAAATATTATATTGTACACTTCAAAGAGCTTTTCGCACTAGATGGTAAGCCTACAAACTTTGAAGACACCGATAAAGGCAGAAGAAATTCTATTGCTCGATTGTTATCAGAATGGGGTTTGATTGAAATTGTGAACCCAGTAATGTCTGAGCAACCATTATCTCCACTTTCTCAGATAAAGATTCTTCCCTACGGTGAGCGCTCTGAATGGGAGTTGATCACTAAGTATAGCATAGGATCTAAAAAACGAGTAGAATAATATGTACTTTAAATTGATAATGATTTTTGCGATAATAAGTGTTCTTGGTGGGGGTTATGCATATCACCAAGTTACTGTCTCTAATTTGAAAGCAGCAAATGCACAACTAGAAGCCAACAATAAGACTCTCAAAGAGAACCAAGTTCAGTTAGAACTTGCTGTCAATACTGCGCAAGCATCGCTTAAAGCAGCAGAAGAAAATGCTAAGAAACAAGGTGAAGCAATGAACAAACTTACCTTGGCGAATAATGAATTGGCAAGAGAGAAATCGAATTATATGAAGGTCTTTAAGGACCACAACTTGACCCGACTTGCTCGTGCCAAACCAGGCATGAT